ACTTGCGAGATTTCTGAATCTCGATCAAAAGACGGGAAAATTTCTTACTCACATCATGAGTAAACAGCAATTCCTCGCGAACAGGATCATAATTCCTCAGGAACTCAATCAAATCTAAGCAGTCGGAAAGGGCAAATCTGCTGGTCAGAGCGTACTTCATAATCAGCTGGCGAGCGAGATCTTCATCGTTGAACTCCTGGTGGAACAGCTTTCGAGAGTCGTACCACGACTGGACAATGGACATGAAGTCGACCTCAGATCTGACCGATGCAAACTTCTCTATGATTCTGAACGGATCCGGGACAGCCACCGTTCCAGTTTCAGAGTCGAGAAAGAAGTGTCCCAGAAAGTACGACACTCCGTCCGCAATCGCTGATATTTCCACTCCCCAATTCATATTCAACCTCGCCACCTTGGAGCCCAAATCAGCCGGCTTGACCCCGACTATATGACTATCGTCACCTTCAAAGACCCCTGTTTGCCCGCGAAGATACAACCCTCCTTTAAGGCACATACAGTAGTTCATAAAACCGTTGCCCAAGATGGTCGACCAAACTCCGCTACAGACCTGGGCCCAGATCCGCATTCGATTTCCCCGTCCGTCCGAGGTGGTTTTTCCGAAACACATCGTCATCGCCTCCATAGCCGTCTCCTCGGGAACACCCAAAAACACCAGCAACAGCGCGAACAACATGAGGAAGTGCGTCCTGATGGACTTGTCAAATTTTTTCACATCATAATCCACAACGCGCATATTCTTGACTTCCTCTGTCATAAGAGTGAACCATGCTGCTACTTCAGTCGGGGGCTGGCACGGATTGATCAAGAGATTCGGTCTCATGTTCAGCCTCAGGAATCGTCTGAGAGCCTTCCCGATCACGCAGTTCCTGAAGGCCGATCCGGGAGTGAAAAACTGAGTCACCTGAGACTTTTGACACTCGGTGGCGCTCTCCCCATTTCCTTTGGTCTTGAAATGGGTCTTCAGACCAGCGTTCAACCGGCAGTGGCCTGTTTCAGCATAATCCAGATCCTTGCCGTGACGAGCTTCAACATGCGCCACCTGGACTTCACTGGCCCCAAACTTCTCAAGAACTTCCATGTAATCCTGGAACGAAGGCTCGATCTCTCCCTTCAAACCGTTCGGAAACATATCCTTTACGACGATTTCAAGATCTCGAAGAACTTCAGGCATGATAGCGAACAAATGCTCAGGCTCCATGATGTTCCGTCCGAGACACGATCTCATCCACTGCTCAAGGCTGTCCGGGCACACACCGATCTGTGCAATGAACGTCTTGCAGGTCGTCATGCATCTCTGCAACTTGGCCTCCATTTCTGGTGCAAAAGTCGCCTGCCCCTGACCTATGAAGGCATGATCCTCGTCGTTAAAGTTATCTCTGATATTCGGACCGGCATCCATCATCTTCATGACCGCAGCAGCCATCTCTTCGGCAGTTCGGCACTCAGTTCCCAATGCCACCTCAATCGCCTGGAGAGTCGGGCGAGGTATATCTGCCATGTCCCCGTCGGAACAGTTATACGCTGCAACTATCTCAGCTTCCTTCTTTTTCCTCTCCTCGATCTTCTTAGCATTGTGCATCTGTCTGTTCTCAATCTTGACGTTCTCCTCAGCGCTCCGGTAATTCTTCCTCTCACCCGGCACGTTTTCAAAAACCGACACCGGTGCGTCAACGCCCTCCGAAGCCGAGTAGAACTGTTCTATCTCAACTCGTTTACCGCCAGACAAGCTTCTGAACAGCTTGTGACACAGGGTGGCAGCTCCCATGTGCAAATACACTATTTTGGGAGATGACAAGAAATGACCTTCAGGCTTTGAACCGCCACACCTCGTTAGAGCCACATACGCTAGATCCGGTGCGTTCATGATCGGGTTCGGAGTGGTCGAATCGTCGACTATGAGCACCAACCACTCGCTGGCTCCCTGCGATTGCGCTATAGTGTAGCACTGATGCAGCAGAGCCGATCGCGTAGTCGGAGTTATAGTGTAAGCTCCCTTCGACTGCCAGTATTCCACGGCCTCCATAGAGTAAAGACCCTCCTCGAAATCGACATTCGGACCTGAACCAGTGCACTCAAGTCCGGTAATCATAGAACACAGCTTTACCATGTTCGGTCCGAAGCGATACGAGTGTGTTGAATAAGTCTTACTATCTATGACACAATGGAGATCTGGGACAGGAATGGGAAGGTCTCCCGTAGTATCCACCAACCGCGACTGCAGGTAATCGCCGAAACAGAACACTTCTTCTGCACCAGTTCGAAGTGCCAGAAACACAACCTCTCCCGGATGGAGCAAGTAGGCCTCATCAATGGCCAATTTGCGACAGATCTTCTCAGTATGCGTCTCATAGATGAACCTGATCACTCGACTCCTCTTCTCGTCCCTTCCAACATCGACCAACTTCTTTCGGATCTCTCCGACGGCGGCTCTTGACTGGGCAACCATCAGGTCATACTTAAAGTCCTCCTCCTCGTAAACGACACTCGCAGGTCGCTTCGAGATGGGTAGCGCGACCTCTCCGTCGACAAGAGTCGAAGTCATAGTAGTGGTCTTCCCGCCCCCAGGAATACTTCCAACGACAGTGATGGGGACGTCACAAACAACGTTCAAGTACTCGTAAACCTGAACGTACATGTGAGCTGCGAGCCCGAAATCCTTCACTCCCCTCACCTTGCCCCCGGCATCATTTCGACCGGAGCTGTCATACTTGACTGTCACCGTGCTGCCGTACTCGTCCCAGCAGGTGACTTGACAATTCTTCAAAGAATCGCTCTGCTCTGGAAAGTCCACGAATCTGACTGACTGTGAGCCGTCGTAGGACGTGAGAGCGGGATTCTGACGAATCATATAATTGAAGTCACCCTCGGCGGCGACAACGCGCAAGAGGTAGTTTGCGTAACTGGCGAGCATTTGAGCTCGCAGTTGATTTCGACTTTGTCGCTTCTGAGAGTCGGCACTCAGGGTCTCGGACTTGCGATCTCGTCCCTTTTTCGGGGGTGTCGCTAAAGGCTTCAAG